ACTAGATCTTCAGGGGCGGGGCCCGTACGCCTGCTGAAGATTGACAACCCGTGCATCAGGCAGGGCTGCCGTCGACCCCTTCTTGGAGCCGATGTCAGTGGCAGCAGCGTAGGGCTCCTCAGACTGAATCCTGGCCAATGCTTCCTTGAGTCGGATCTCCTGCGCAGCTGAGGGCAAGACATCATTTGTAGTGAGCGAAATGATCATAGCCATCAGCTTGCGGAACCTCTCGTCCTCCTTCAGCGCCTTGGAGGCAGTCGGAGAGATCTTGACCACACCGCCGGACGCGAGGGACGCCATGGTCTGGCGTCCGAAGTCGCCGTCGGCCTGAAGTCCCAGCATCTTCTGGAAGTGCTTGACAGCAGCCTCAGGATAGGAGGTCCCAGCGCCTATCATGGCCAGGAACTTAGTCCCGCCGACGCTTTCAGGGTACATCGCGTAGTACCGACTCAGGAACGCACCCACGAAGAGGTTGTGATTGATGGAGTTCCTGCCCTTCGTCACGATGACTTTCCCGGCCAGCACATCAGCGATAAACTGTGTGAACTCAGCGAGCATGCCGGGGCTGATGCGCTTCTCAGCACGTGCAGCAACTGCACCAGCGGCCGCAGCGCCGGCTGCAACCTGCTCCGGATCATCTGCCTCGAGAATCATCTCTCGGACGACCTTTCTAAGTTGGGCCTCTGTGATCAGCATAGAGTCTAGAACCTCGGCTGTAAGTATCTCACTGCGATGATGTGCTGCGTGCTCACTTGCACTTAGACCATCCACAGCTCTTGCAGGAGATGCAGCCCTCCTGGTAGAACACCTGGTCGGAACCGCAGTCCGCACACTGCTTCTCATCGCCGCTCTTGGATCCGTCCGGAATGTAGCCCTTCAGAACGCGCGCGATCACACGGGAGAAGGAGAACATGTCACCCTCCTTGTCCTTCTGGAGCTGCTCTACTACGTACTGGAGGGGAACCTCATGGCGGAGGGCGAGTGAGATGGTCCGAGTGAACGCGCCCTGCGTCGGGTTGTTGAAGAGGCTGATGATGTCCTTGATCGTCAGATCCTCTCCGTCGCCCACCGGAACTGTGAGGTTGTACGTAGTCACACCCTCCCGCTTGCCGTTCTTGGTGATGAACCCCGTCTTGTACTTCTTGGGGATCTCGATGATCCCGGAGATGCCACAGAAGACCTCATAGGGTCGACCCTCATTCAGGCCCACGAGCACCGTCCAGGAGTCGACGTTGCCCGCGTGCCTGATGTTGGCCCTGTGGATGTCACAGGGCAGCGTCTTCTTCCGGCGGGGGAGGCTACGGCCGTCCTCAGTCCGCTTGTCCTTCTTGGGCTCCTCAGCTGCAAGCAGGACGCCCGTCCTGCATCCGTCGCGGTAGACGGTGAAACCCTTGCATCCCGACTTCCAGGCACGCATGTAGACGTCGTTGACCGTCTCTCTGGTGGCGGAGCTGGGGAGGTTGCAGGTCTTGCTGATGCTGTGGTCGATCCACTTCTGGGCCGCTGCCTGGATGTCTACTGACTTCATCCAGTCAATATCATTCGCAGTGCCACCCCAGTACGGCGACTCTCTGGGATCTGTCTTGCCTGTGACATCCATCCACTTCTTGAACCAGTGATGATAGACTGTGTACTCCTGCCACTTGTCGCCCATCTGATCTGTAAAGTCGACACGCGTGCTGAGATCGCCCGACGTGATCTTCTTCCTCCGTTTGTAGGTGAGAAGGAAGGCGGGCTCGATGCCGGATGTCGTCTGTGTGACGCAGGAGACAGAGCCTACGGGTGCAGTGGTCGTGAGCGCGATGTTTCGGCGGCCTGTCGTCCTCCACATGTCAATGGCACCAGGGTGCATTTCCTCCACGGCGGTCATGACGTTCCCGAGGTACTTGTGGTTTCGCTCCTTCTGGTGAGACCAGACAGGGAACGCTCCACGCTCGCTAGCGAGGACGAGAGAGGAGTAGTGAGCGCCTATAGCGAGTCCTCGATAGATCTCCTCTGTCACACGGATCGAGTCGTCGGATCCATACTGGTGGCCGAGCGCAGCGAGTGCATCTCCGAGCCCAGTGATACCGAGACCTGTCCGGCGGCCGTTGAGACCCGTGGTGCGGATCTTCTGCCACAGGTCGCGCTCGATCTGCTTGACGTGCTCGGGCTGCGGGTCGATGGTGATCTTGTGGAGGATGCGATCGACACACTCCACTTCCAGGTCCACCAGGTCATCCATCAGACGCTGCGCGGAGAAGACGGTGCTGTCGAACCGCTTAAAATCGAACCAGGCCTTCTCAGTGAAAGGATCCCTGACAAAGGAAGTCAAGTTGACGACCATGAGCCGACAGCTGTCATATGGACTGAGAGCTATCTCTCCGCAAGGATTGCAGCTGATTGTCTTGTAGCCCACGTCACGGTAGCAGTCGGGAACGCCTTCGCGCGTGATCGTGTCCCAGAAGAGCGCACCGGGCTCAGCAGAGGCCCAAGCGGCGTCGACGAACCTGTCCCAGATCTGCCTGGCGTTGACCACCTTCGTGATCTGCGCTTCTTCTACTGTCATCTCGACGGGCCAGCGGAGAGTGAAATCGGATCCGCTCTCAACTGCCTGCATGAACTCATCGGTGAACCGGATCGAGATGTTCGCGCCGGTGACCTTCTTCAGGTCCCGCTTGATGTCGATGAACGTCTCGACTTCCGGGTGCCTGCAGTCAATGGTGAGCATCAGTGCACCGCGTCTCCCACCCTGTGCGACCTCACGGCAGGAGTTGGAGAAGCGCTCCATGAACACACCAATGCCATCTGTGGTGCGGGCGGCATTGGTGGTCGGCTGACCCTTCGGGCGGATGGTGGAGACGTCGAATCCGACGCCGCCTCGCCGCTTCATGATCTGGACCTGCTCCTGGTCGGTGAACAGGATTCCCGCGTAGCTGTCGTGGGGCTGTTCAACGACAAAGCAGTTGGACAGGCTCTGCAGCTGATGGGGGTTCCCGATCCCGGACATGGGCGATCCCTGTGGGACGATCTCCCACGTGTTGAGGAGACGATAGATCTCATCAACGCTCATTGGGTTGGGATACTTCGCCTCGATGCGGGCGAACTCAGCGGCCAGACGACCATGCATCTGGTCCGGCCCGGACTCCAGGATGTTGTCGTTCGTGTCGCGAAGTGCGTACTTCATGAAGACGTCTGGTGCGAGATCGTCATCTCCAAAGTGAGCTCTGCACGACTCAAGAACCTGCTCGCGGGTAAACATTAGACTGACTCCTTGCTGTCCTGGACTTCCTTCCACTTCTTGCGGAGAAGATCCTTCATTGAGGAGGAGTCACTCTGATTGACGTCCTCCAGCGACATCTCCGCAATCTCGTCCATGACCTCAATCCGAGATTGGGAGGTGTCAATCTTAATGGGAAACACGAACCCATCTCGACCAGCGCGATTCTTTGCGACATGAAGACGCGCGCCGCCAAGCAGCTTCTCTGACGGCTTGCGGGAGATCGCACAGATGAAGTCTGCGACCATCGCCTTGCCGTAAGCCTCAGACATGTTCTCAAGACCCACCACATCGGCGTTGGCTGCCTCTCTGTTCGCCTGTGAGGCAGTCCAGATAGGGACCTGGCAGTCGACTGCCATCGCACGGAGCTCCTCGTAGATGAGTTTAAGCTCGTGCCGCATCGAGTCGTACTTGCGAGACGACCTCATGATGTCCGCGTAGTCGATCACGATGACGTCGGGCTTGATGCCCTTCAACAGGAGCTTCTCAACGTGGTTGCGAAGAGTCATGACGGAGGCAGATCCGGTCGGGTACTCCTTGATGATCAGGCGGCCCAGGTCCTTCATTTGCGCGTACTCCGCTATCACGACCTCACGAAGGTCAGGAATGTCAGTTGCAGAGATCCTGCACAGGTGTGAGTCGTACCTCGTCCCCAAGACAGTCTCAGACAGCTCAAAAGTGTAGTGAACGACGTTGTAGCCCATCTTGAGCGCAGCAGCGCCGACGGAGACGAGAAAGTGCGAGTTATGAGAGAAGATTCCGTTCGTGTAGTAGGAGTGAGCGATTCCTACCTGAAGGTCGCAGAGCTGCCGCTTGCATCCCAGATCCTGGACCTCGACCACAGTGCCGATCCCGTCCTGGCAGGCGACCTTATCTCCGACCCGAAGTGTGTCGACGTGCGTCCACTCGTCTGGCCGCTGCCTGAGGACGAGGTGCTTGTCTGCACACTCCATCTCGTGGATGCTCCCCGTAGGTGCCTCGACACGAAGGCGAAAGGCGGGCTCTGGTGAGGTCCAGCGGCACCCCTCGACCTCATAGTACTCGTCGAGGGACTTCACACTCAGCGCCCAGCCACTCTCCCTGACCTGCTCGGCTCCCGAGCCGTCGCAGTCGAATCCCAGCTCACTGAAGAGGTCACCGATCGAGACCGTCTCCTGACATTCTTCAAAGCTGATTGAAATCATCGTCGATCCTTTTAAGCTGCAGTTCTTGATTGTCCCGCCAGTCTCGCTCCCACACCACGACAACGGTGTACCCGAGATGACGAAGCTCTCTGAGCTTCCTCTCGTCTCGTTCACGCACCTCACTGGTAGTCCGCTTAGTGAAGGGGTTGACCCAGCAGCTCTCGTACATGGATGGGTTGTGGTGCCAGAAGTCACCGAAAAACTCGATGACCATCTTTCTCTCTGTGTGGACGTAGTCGCAGCACCATCCGTCCACACTCTGATTCTTTCCGCCGCCATACTTGAGTACAAGTCTATCAGTCAGGTCGTGCTCTGCCCGAGAGATCCGGGTTGTGTTGATCCTCGCACCGATCTTTCTGATCGCCTCATCTGTGTGTCTCTTTCCGAACATGGGATGGAGAGTGCCTCTCCTTCCGTAGCAGGGTGTGAGGAACGAGGCCTGTTTAACGTCGACGCCGTGACGCTTAGCAATGCTCGCGAGAGACATCGGGTTGTCCGTGCCACTGCTCCTCTCGCTCCGCTTCCTGTGGGTAGCATCGTTGTTTCCCCGCAGTGAATTTCTTCTCTGTGTCTCGGAGACCATGACACGCGCTTCATCTTGAGTCATCCCTTTTCGGGTCCAGTGTTTGAGCTGGATGGGCAATGACCTCCAATCTTGAAACTTCTGCATCTGTGCAGGATCTTGCAGTCTGTCTTTGTGGTGCTGTGAGATCTTCTCACGCTGCTGACTAGAGAGACGCTGGACGGGATGGTCCGGAAACGACTTCCTATAGTCAGACATCTGTGTGTTGTGCTTGCGGGTGATGTGTGAGATCAGCGAGAGGCTGGACTCAAATTTGCAGATCTGACAAACTAGCATGTCACAGGATCGTGTCTGTGGGCATGATGTCCCGCGCGTAGATCTCACCCCTTGATGTCTTGATCCTGTCCCAAGGCTTGAAGAGCTTACCGTTAATACGCACACCGACGTACTTCACGTCGACGTGTGTATGTGGGTCTACACACTTGCCAACTCCGGTCGGGGCGACCACCACACCGAGCTCACCCTTCCCAAGCCCACCGTTCAGGACTTCCTTGCGATCAATCTGCCTGATGCCAGTGCTGATTGTCATCCTCCGCTGACGGATGAACCGTGCTTCGATGTCATTGAAGAAGTCGTGGCCGATCGAGGAGGGAAGGCCAGCGCCCACTGCCTCCTTCATGATGTTCACGACGCCCTCGAACTGCTCTGTCTCGATCAGCTCCACTGCCTTGGTCAGCGCGCTCTTGAAGGCCTGCCGCTTGCAGAAGTCGAGAGCATTGTCCTTGACGTACTGGAGGTCAGAGACGTCAGGATTGGTCTTCATCCGGTGGAGGAACTCCACGATCTGGTCACGGAGGATGACGTCGGTGCCTTGTGAAAGGCCCTCCTTCACTAT